ACAAGGCGCCCGTCGTTCACAAGAAGGCCGAAGAGCCAGTGGACCCAGACGCGGCAACGTCCTTTTGGGTCATTCCGCCAGCATCGGCACCGGTCATGAGCAACATGGAACCAGAGCCTACGTCGCAAGACTTCTATGCGCGGTTTGGAGATATTTCTGAGAGACTCGAGCATCACCTTGACGATGCGTATGGCGCGGAAGGGTTTTGCGGCCTGGGCCACGCCTACACCAACAGGATCAGCACTGCATCAGAGAGGGAGCTGCGTAAAGGGGTGACAGTGAAGATTTACACTGAGGACATCTACCAGGATTTGGTTGAGAGAGGAAGGATGCGCGCCACGCTCATTTCGGACCCGGACGAATGTGATCTGCAACGAGACACGATGTGCACGGGACCGGTTTTGGCGGATGTCACGGCGCCATTGGATTCCAATTCTCATATCAATGAACGGAAGGCCTTGAGTAGGCATTTGTCCGCCCAAACGAAGATTCGGCCGAGTCCGGAGGCGGTGGAGAGGCAGAAGGTCGCATGGCGCATCATGACCCGAGCCATCACACTGCGCTTCGACGAAGCCATGTACTTCCCGGAAGCGGTATTGCCAAAGAAGTGGAGTGATGGCATCAAGGACCTTGCCAGCGAGCGCATGTCGGGCTACGGAGAACTCAACCTCCGAGGCTTCGTGAAGCCCCGAGAAATCGGGCTTCCTGAGACGAAGCTTCCGCGAGCGATTGGGAATCCTGGCACCGATGCCGCGGCGCGATGGGCTAGCAGGGTTTCGGTGTTTGAGCACCTCTTTTGTGCGCTTTTTCCCGCTTTCATGATGAAAGGGCTCACCCAAGACGAACAGGATGAGAAAGTCATGGATTTGATCCAGGCCAACCCAGGCATGGAATGGTGTTCCATTGACTTCAGTGCCATGGATTCTTCATGGACGCTTGCGGAAAAGAAGGAGGCTGTGAAGTTGGTCCGCGACGTGTCGGCGATCTTTGTCGCCGCACAGGACATCTTCGTTGACACTCTCGATCCGAGCGACTTGAAGGATGTGCAGTGGTACTTTCGCACGTTGGCCGTGCACATTCCAGCAGAGGATTGTATTCTTTTCTCTGGTGAAAGGGGAACTTCCATTTTCAACCGCTTGCTGGTGCTGAACCTGAGAACTGCCGAAATTATTCGGAAGCTTGGGGTGTCGGCAGCGGAAGATTTCTGGCAGGCCCGCTGGACGAAAGCGGAGCCTGACCTGACTTGGGAGTACCATGACGGCAAAGACCTCGGCAGGCCCAAGAAGCGACGTGAGTGTCCTGCGTTGTTGTATGACGTTGGGGATGGCGATGATAGCGCCTTCAACAACATCGTCACGACGACCAGCGGGAGGAGTCGTTTCTATGAGGACGCCCAGGATGCGATAGATTCCTACAAAGCTTACGCGAAAACGATTGAGCCTGTGTTGGCTGTGGGCAAAATTGAAATTTTGTCACGCTTCAGCATGGAGACTAAGGGCGTCAACGCCAGACCGATCCATCTGGTGAAAATGCCCAAAAATCTTCAACGCTTGTGCATGTCCACAGTTGACCCGCTGATCTTTTACGCGGACCAGACCGCTTTTCAGATGACGAAGACCATCTATGCACAGTTGGCCACCACCGCTCTGACTAGGGCAATGGCCGCGCGTTACACCATGGGCTTCCGTTGGCTGGCATTCCATCTTGGAGTGTGGCATGCCGAACGGGCCGGTGAAGGCGCCGTCATGTCCTTTTCCGAC